AACTCATTTTGGCTCCCCTGGTTAACGCTTCCAGCTCCCATCTTTGAGCTTTGATATCGTATTTTAAGCAATTCTTGTTCAATCTGAGGCAATTGCGCCCGTTCTTCAGGCGTTAATCTTGCTGATGGGGCAACATCGCGACCCTTTGTTGGGTCAAAACTTCGCTGCGCCTTGCTGACTCTCGGTGTTTCCTCCCTTATACGCGCCACAATCGCCCTCACGGCGGTTGTGTCTGTCCAGTCAATAACTCGCAGGTTGTCAGAATTAGACGTTGTAAGGTCGCTCCCAGCCTTGCTATCGCGCCTATTTGCAGCCTGTTTCTTTCCACCTAACCCACAGTTATTGACAGGACTCCGAGGCGCGCCGGGGGCGCTTTTTAAGGTCAAAACCTCCACGTCAACGGCGGAAGAAACGATGCGCCATTGAGTTGTACGGGTTTCATAAACACGGGAGTCGCCAAGGTGAGGCGCGAAAATGCCCACAACCTTTTTCACTTCTTCATCGTATGCGTTCAGCTCGTCAGCCACGCGGCGGGCTACGCGCACAGTCTGATCGTCGCGAGGCACATTTGCGCCGCCCTGGGCTGACATGTATGCCATAAAATCACCGGCATCAGCAGCAGCACGGACAGCTTCCACTTCTTCGTCAAAGGTTTCAGTCAGACTGATGGAACGGATGCGGCGGCACTCACGGTATGAACCCATGGTAGGCAGGCCTATAGGATGAAACTGCGGTATACGCCAGGTAGCAGCCCAGGCAGTAACAGCAGCCGCGGAGTCAGTCAGCAACTCGCCGGTTTCGTGGTCGCGCTCGCCTTCCAGTGCATAACCGTCGATGTTCTTTGCGATGTATTTGGCAATATAGCCAGCCGCGCCGCCGCGATTTAGGTGCTTACAGTCAAAGCGGTTTTTAGCTGCACCGCGTTCGTCACCGTCTTCTTTCATGGCGCATTTGCGCATGATATCGATCACGCGCTGACGCATGGCGGGCTTGGTGAATAGCATCATGTGCCAGTGCGGCGTCGCGTCGTGGTGAGGTTCCACTACCCGCATACCGTATACAGACAAATCGTTATCCTTAAACGCAGTGCGCATTTTGCTCCAGATCCCACACAGATAACGCTGTGCATCTTTCGGGGTAAAGGCTTCTTTATCCCAGGCGTGATTTCGCTGAACGCGTTTTTTATCGCCCTTGCCAACTATGCGGGTCGGGTGATATTTGGAAGGCGTGGTGAGGGTCAGGAACATCCCGACGTCGCCATTTGCGGCGGCATATTTTTCAGTGCCGGCAATAGTGCTCATTAGCTCCATGCGGCGGATTTCAGGGTTTGAAATGCTCGCCATCACTTTATCGATCAGACTGAAACGCTCGCCGGTTTCGATGTTTTCCAGGTCGCAGCTTTTCAGGTAGTCGAGATTAGACAGACGGCGCGCACGTACTTCACGAATAGCCTGTTTACTGGCATAGGGGGAAGCGTCGCGGTTTACTTTGCCGATGGCGATCAGCAAAGATTCACGCCAGCGGGTGCGCTGGCCTTTCAGTTGGCGTAACCACCAATCCGGATTAACCAGGCGTGACATGGCAGCGATAGCGGAAATGGCATCCAGTTTGCCTTTGCAAAATTTTGCCCAATACATCGGCGTGATATTGAAAGCCTGTGCCATACCGGCGATTTCGCGGTATAGCTCGCACTGGGTATCACGCTCAAACAGAATCGAATTATCCCCGTTGTACTGAGCAAGCAACTGATCACAACGGTCTTCATAGATTTCTTTGAGTTGTCCGGCGATGTCCTGGGCGAACCGGCGCAGCGGTTTATCGCTCATACTCGGCAGGCTGTGATAGGTGTCTGCCTCAGACATGAATTTCATCGAGGCTTTAACATTCATTGCATGAGCGGCATTGACTGCTTCGACGCGAGGCAGGATGCTTCGACCAAGGGTATAAACCAGATATTTATTGGCGGCGTGAATACCCTGCGTTTTCAGCAGATACGCATGGCGACCTGTGAAAATTTCCCGCAGGTCAGTAGAGAGGTTTTTTACTTTGATTAAAACAGCTTGCCCTTGATCGTATTCATCACGGGTAAGCGGTCTTTCCAGACCAGAAACGGCCTGGCGTGGTTTGTTCCAGGGAAACGCCCACTCGTTAGGCACGATAATTTCAGGAGAAAAACGGTTCGTTTGAACAGGAGTTTTCATTTAAAACTCCAGACACATCTGGGGGGAACGCTTTGCTTCATAACGTTCGAAATATTCCGCCAATGTGGGCGGCTGCACCATTTCGATGGTTTTCCGTAAGATTGCGCAGCGACCCGCGAGTACTTCTTCCTCAGTACAGCCGATAGCGCGGAGCTGGGATGTCAGCTCAGGATATTTCACTTCGGTTTTTGGCACATTGCATGCCAGATTTGTACTGTCAGCTGTAGTAAGCGGATAGTTGCCAAAGACACGACCATCTAACATGCGCAGACCGTGGACGTGAATGCGTGGATTTTCATCCCGAATAGCAACGAATGCTTCATGCATCCTTATGTGCCAGTGTTTCGTCCGAATAGCCGCATATTGACCGGATGAACCCAGGCAGACTCGCTCCCAGGCGGAAGCAAGCCGTTTTAAACGATCAATTGATTCATGCAAATGCCAGACTGGTGCGGCTTTTCCGCGAAATACAGTAGGAAGTTGTTTAATTAGAAGGTCGTTATCTTCTTCGCCGCCCTCGATAACATCCGGTATGCAAAAGAACTTAAGTTTGTCATGTCCATACCAGGCAGAAAGAAACTGATAGTACTTTGTCCAGTCAATAACTAAGCCGCGTTTCCAGGCACTAAAAGCTCCACAATCTAAGCCGACAGAATTTGCATAGGTAAAGCATTGTTTTATCTGGTCTGGACGTGCGTAAGAGACGAAAGCACCGCTATCACGGATAGCCACTTTCAATACCTTACCTGCACCGCCCCAGACCGGAGTGCCATGAAAATGCCGACTCATTACTGATTATCTTTTATATCGGCGAATAAAAAATGAGCATTGATAAACGCCAGTACGGTAAGAACAACCGAGAAAGTCATCATCAATTACCTCGGTAGTGCTTGGCGTTCATTTCAGCGAGTTCTTTGCAATAGACACAAAGCTCAACCCCCGGCAGAGTTGCACGGCGTTGCTCTGGTATCGGACGATTACACTCGATGCAGAACATCGAGGAAACGCCCGCAACATGGGCGCGGGCGGCTTGGATTTGGGCGGAAAGAATGAGGTCAGCGCGTTCCTGAGCGGTGTCGATCACATCAGCCATTGTTACGCCTCCGCTTCACTTTGGATTCGGTTAGCTTCAATGCGGAGTGCTTCTGCAGCTTCAATCCCAGTCATTTCACGTTTGAGGATAAAACTGGCAATCGCTTCCAGGCGGCCAGCAAATACCACCGCTCGATTGGCGCGTTCTTCATTACGAGCAGTGTCGAGCATCAACGAAAAATCAAGAACTGATGTGTAATCGCGTTCTGGTGAAGCTAAATCAATGCCCATAACTGGCAAACCAACAATATTCTGACGGGTGTTATCAATCATATTTTTCATGCAGAACTCCTGTTTTTGGGCAAACGAATGCCCGGCGAGTTGACGCCAATTAGTTTGAATACGGGTTAGTGTTTAATATTTATCTTGCAATCATCATCACTGATAAATTTCGGCAGTGATTCAGTTAAACCAAGCAAAGAATTTAGCGCCGCAACTACTTGATGCCTTTCCGTCGGCGTTAATTCAGCAAACTTCATCTCAAGATGGCGACGAGATAAGCCAGCATGAAAACAGATTGTTCTACGCATATGCAGCGGCTGAGTATCAAATGTTTCCTGCGCTACATTCTTTCTGAAATCAAACATCTCTTTAATTCGGGAAAGATGTTTTTTACCTATTTGAATATGTTCTTCATTCACTAAAGACATAATCACCTCAACTAAACAGACGCTTTATAAGCGGTTTTGAATTTCTCACGGCCTGCGGGGCAGTGGTTTGTGACATTGAAGGGTTCCAACGCTTTCCACCTGGTAACTCGATGCAACCGTGGCTAAAGTGGCGAGATGGACTCTGCTGTTTTAAAAATGGAGCAATAGAAACGGCCATAGTCACATCAACCCATTTGTCGTAACGCTTGCAATGGCACCAACTGCAGATGCCAAGGCTGGAGATGCCTGTACTCGGCCTTGAACAACTAAGCCGATCAGTGACAGATGGCGAATACCGGCATTTACACCTTCGAGTAAGGACATACGACGCTGAGAACTGACCGTACCACCTTTCACTGCATCAGCTGCAATAGAACCTACGGCGGCAGTTGCCTGTAGTGCGTAGGTTGAAAGATTAGAAGTAGCAATTTCATTGACCGGAACTGACGGCAGGCAATTTATCTGTGCCAGCATGCCATCGAGAAGCGTTGCGTCCTCAGTCAGATCAGTGATTAAAAGAACTTCTTCACAGGTAATTTTATGAGGTTGCTCAGGATTAAACTTATTGCGCAGGATTTGGGGTTTGGTGCCCATAAGCGCTGCAAGTTCGGTAAGGTTATGACGATTCACAAATGCCTTACATGCATCGTCAAAGTGAGTGTGTTTGGAAACGCGATAATCAAACATTGTTAGTCCCTGCTAGTTTGAATAATCTGACTCAACGATTTATGTAGCGGCACTTGATGGCTTGCTGACGGTTTTTCTCACGCCAGGCCTCAAGATTGATCAGGGCATTGCCATGACGTTCCATAACAACAGTTTGCATTTGACCTGTTTTACGGTTTTTGCGCTGCTGGGTGATTGTGGTTGAAGGGGTTGGGGCAAGTAGAACTACACCATTCGCGATCCACTTTTCTAGGACAGCGGAGCTGATGCCGTTAATTGCAGCAAAATCTTTTTTAGAGATTGTCGGGGAGTTAGCGAGTGTGGTCAGTTGCAAACTTATTGAGTTCACGATGGTTGCAGATAGGGCTGACTCCAAGGCCGGTAGCAGCTGCGATACTACAGAGTTTACCAGTTCCTTAGATAACGGCGTCTTATCGGTAGGTACTTGAATTGCATTCTGATGAGACATAAAGCAAAATCTCCCTTTGAACAGTTTGAGTTCTACTGTGTGACATGTGGTGTGCTTGCACTTTAGAACGCTTTATTTGAACTGTAAATCTCTTTTGGCGATTTATTGGTAAAAAAAATGCGTCTAGAAAATGCTGTGGCAGCTGATGTCCTAGAAAGAATCCTTTCGGCATATGGGTTTACGATGCAAAAAGAACTGAGTGATAAGCTCGGCATTGCTAAAAGCAATGTTGCTAGTTGGCTTCAGCGTGGGCAGGTTCCAGGGAATGTTTTGGTGCAATGTGCGCTAGATACTGGCGTGGATGTTCGATGGTTAGTAACAGGTTTGTTTGCAAATGCAAATATTAGTGAGACCCAAGGATCAGTAAGAGAGTCTTTACTGCATGGGCAGTCATTAATTAGAAAAATGCTGGAGTCAGGTGGAAAACCTGTTTTGCATCGCATCATGGCCGCATACGGTTTCAAAACTCAGAAAGAGCTCAGCGAATATCTTGGAATCTCGACAGGAACCATTAGTACGTGGGCGCGTAGAGAGTTTTTTCCTGGTGATGTAGTGATAACTTGCTCATTAGATACAGGTACTTCACTAGAGTGGTTAGCCACAGGCGAAAGAATTATCCAATCAAAAGAAGAAGTTTATCTTAAAGAAATTCCTTTTGTTAGTAAGAAAATACTTCTTGCAGGAAAACTCGATGATGATGGTTTCTGCTATATAGATAGGGTGCTTGTGCCTGATGGAATAAACTTTAAGAACTTAAATTATGTGCGCAATGGTAAATCGTCTTGGTTGATTGAAATGGGGGCGAATGAATTATCAAATGGCTCATGGTTATTAGATATCGATGGCAGCTTAGATGTATATTCAGTTTCTAAGCGCCCAGGAAATAAACTAAACCTCATAGGTGAAAATTGTGAGTTCGAATGTTCAAAGAATGAGGTAATACCAAAAGGATTAGTGGTTCTTATATTTACAAATGCCATATAGTAAAGCAGTTTGTTGAGGGGAATATGAATTTTTGTTATCACTTTTTTACTTACTTGCATGCAGAAGCATGTGTCAGAGACGTATTTCTAACGTACATGCAAAGATTAAAAGCAACAAGCAAGTGTGGTTTTTTAAATACACACTTGCTGACACTTAGTTAATCATTTAATTTAATGAATGATTATTAACTACTCCGAGCTAATGCGCGTTTAGCCTGTTTTAATTGAACTACCATTCTAGTCATTTTGCGGTCAGAAACTCTCATTAACAACTCGTTTTCTAACCATTCGATTGCTTTATCTAGATATTGAATGCTTTCTGGTTGGCTTGGCAAGCGGGTTGCAAACTTTAACGCCTGATCCGCAAACACTTTCGCATGATAAGTTTTACGTATATCACTCTTATAGCAACC